ATCTCACTATCAATAGGCTTTCGCGGCATAAACCGCTCGATTAGGCTGGATGATTGACCACAAAATGATACCCGAGGAATTTACACACTAATATGGACTTGACTGCAGAAAGTTGCAAGTTAAAAATACAGAATGTTGCATTATGGAAAATCCATAGTTTTGCAAGCTGAAATGCGAAGCAATTTCGATAAAACTCAAAGCATTGCAGGCAGTTTGTTATTGTTTTTTTAATTGATTATCCGATATTGAGCGATATAATTCATTGATGCTGGATTCCCGCATCCGGTTACTGGGTCCCGGAAACATGAGCAGGTGGCAGTGATGAAGGAGCCGATCCAGCATGGCAGCCGTCATCTGTTCATCATAGAGCACATTGACCCATCGGGAAAATTCAAGGTTGGTATTAAGAATGATAGACCGACGTTCATAACAATCGGATATGATTTCGAACAGGAGCTGTGCTCCCGTTCGGTCCAGTGGGACATAACCATATTCATCCAGAATAATCACTTCGGCTTTATTCAGTTTTTTCAGAAAAGCGGTCAGGGTACCGGCTACTTTGGCTTCCGACAGTTTATTCACCAGGGCGGCCGTTCGAAAGAATTTAACCGGGATTCCCTGTCGACAGGCGGCAACGCCGAGTGCGGTTGATAGCATAGTTTTGCCGGTTCCGGTGCCACCATAGAGAATCAGATTCTTCTTTTCGTGGATAAAGGCCAGGGATTTCAGGCCTTCTGGAGTCAGATCCGAAGGCAGGGTGATTTCATCAAAGCGATATCCTTCAAAGGTGTGAATCCCATAGAAACCGGCGCTGGTAACCAACTTTTGGGTGCGGGTGAGTTCCCGGTAACGGAGTTCATCACTAAGCAACTGATGCAGATATTCCTGGTGACTGCTGCCTTCGGTGGTTTGCGCCAACTCGGCCAGATTGCGACTCAGACGCAGTTTCCGGCAGCATTCAAAGATTTCTTTGTCGAGCATATCCGTCAGCCCCCTTTCCCTGAAGCAAGATATCATAGGCCGTCAGATTGGGCTGCATCGGGATCATTTTGGGAATGCCCGGAGCAAGGGTCATTGCAGGCAGCTCAGGTACATCCGAATACAACCGCCGGTAAAGACTCTCCAGACTATCGGCATCTCGCGCCTGATGAGCAATTGCATGGTTAACGGTATTTACGGCACTGTCAAAACCGGTGCGACTGGTCAACTCGGAAAGAACCTTGAGGATCTGTCCAACTTCGCTGCCTGAACAGGTGGCCAGATAGGTTTGCATGGTTTCCGGCATCAGCTCATAGATCCCAGTATATTTCAGGGCTCGGGGTCGCAGGGATAATTGTTTCAGATAGGGCAGCCAGTCCATCTGCTCTTGTTTGGTATCTCCGTAAAGACGCCGGTGGCGAACAATTTCACGAAAGTTTTCATCTTGAATAATCACCAGCGCTGAAGTTAAAACCAGATGAACCGGGCACTGGGCGTACTTTGGAGCCACCGAATAAGCATGCTGTCGTTTGTTCAGATAAATCCTGGCCCAGTTGTCGGCTTTGAGGGTTTGATGACCGGTGAGGTCAAACGCAATTCCGGGCAGTTTGTGGCAGGCCGTCAGATCAGCCTGAAACCGCTCCTCGATGGTTTCATCGTAGCGATAATGGTTCCGCCGGGCATCTTTCTCACACTCTGTCAGCAACTGCCGGTTATAATCCGACAGCGACAGAAAGCGGGGAACCGGTACCATGAAGTTGCGACGCTGATAGCCGACCTTGTTTTCGACGTTTCCTTTTTCATGGCCGGCCCCGGGATTCATGAAGACGGCTTTAAAATGGTAATGCTCCCGGAACCGTTCGAATTTGTCAGTCAGTTTTCGCCCGCCACCACGGATAATCTCGGTAACAATGACTTTCGTGTTATCAAACCAGAGTTCCCCTGGCACACAGCCAATGTGGCGGAATATGGCATCCAGCCCTTCCAGCAGGCATTCCATATTTTCCCCGTAAAACAGTTGCAGATAGCCTTTATTGCTGTATGGAAAAGAGACCTCCAGGTATTTTCCAGTCAGTTTTTGGCCATTTTCATAAAACTCAGCCGTACCAAAATCAACCTGCGCTTCTCCGGGTTGATGTACCAGTGGCAGATAGGCCTGTTTATTCTGCTTGAATATTTCCCGGTGTTTCACTGCGTAATAGCTGGCGACCGTCCGATAGGAGCAGTCAAAATCGGGAATTTCGGCCAGCAGGCGATGAAATACCCGTTTAGCTGTATGGCGCTGTTTGCGTGGGGCTGATTTGTCCTCAATCAGCCAGGAATCGATCATCTCCTTGTAGGGATCCAGTTTGGGACAGAATTGTTTCTCCAACGCCGGCTTTGGCGGCGGGCTGTTAAAATCAGTCTGATCAATGTATTTGCGTACCGTTCGCCAATCCAGGTGCAACGCTTCCGCAATCTGGGAAATATTTTCCCCTTTCTCATAAAAACGATTTCTGATATCATGTATCTGATCCATTGTGAGCATTCTCCATTTCCTCCTTGTTCTTTGGTCAGATACAAGGATAATTGACTTGAGTTTTGCCCGCAATGGATTTTTGCAATATTGTGCATTTTCCAACTTGCAATACTATGGATTTTTGCTTTGCAACTTTCTACATTTTTATTTTACAATAAACATTCACCCATGTGCTTTATTTTTTATACTATCAATTGCTTTTTTTATTTTTCTTGTTTGTGTTCATTTTATTTACTGCTTTTAAATTAATTAGTGTTTCTTTATGTAATTTTGACGTTATATTGGGGAAAGCAGCAAATACTCTTTTCACAAACTCTTTATTTTGTTTTGATATATCATTAAATTTTTGGTTAAGCTCATCGATTTTATTTGTTAATACCCTAATCTGAGACAGTCCTTCGTCAGATTGTATTGATTTTAATTTTATAAAAAATTCCTCTGACATCGTCTCTTTGATTTCATCCGCAATCATATGAAGCTTCGATAGGTTGGTATTCAATTTTAAAGCATTTAGAGTAGATATTATATTATCAGTCAAGAATATGGATAGTAATATTAAACTTGATGTGTAACGCATGCTTAATGGCAACTTGTTAATCATATTAAGTAAAATAGGATTTAGAAAATATATTGCGATTAATGATAATCCTCCAAAAATCAACGAATTATGTAATACGACTCTTCCATGAATATTCAACTTATAATTTGAATAATCCCACCATTTTAAATGGTATATTCGTTCTAATAAATATCCCGTAACATATTCCAAAAGACTAGTTACAATCACTGCAAGAAAATAAACTATTATAGGATTATCTGAAAAAGGTGTCAAAATATTTATGACTGCAAGTGCTCCAAAGCCATAAATAGGACAATACGGGCCTATTAAAAACCCTCTGTTCACAAACTTTTTATCCGGAAACGAACAATATATTACCTCACATACCCAGCCAATAAAGCTGTATGTTAAAAAAAGCAAAAATTCTTTTATTATATACTCCATAACGATCCCTTTCTATAATTCAATATTATTCGAGAAACTTTTTCCTAATCCGCATTTTGTCTCAACAACTCTTTTAAAGCTTTCCTGTTCGATATTAGCCATACAGATGAAAAAATCTCTGATTTAAAAGCATCCGAAAAGCTCTCGGACTTAATAAAGCAAAGGAACTTATCCGATGAGCATGAACAAATCCAAGGCAATACCAATATTTTATTTGCTGTAATATCATTTTCCATCTGATGACATCTTTGAAAATAATATATCTCCACAGACGACGGTCTCTTTACTCCTTTTTTGCTTTGTAAATAGTATTTAGAAATCTTCTTTGCATTTCTTCTTCTAAATCATTATCGTAGTCCTTTGTGTGCTTATGCATTGCATTAATGAAATCTTCAAAATAAGTCACATCATCAAACAGGCTCCTGTTTTCAATAAAGAAATTATAAATTTCTCTGTAATAAATGACAGTATACTTTTCACCGCACGAAAACTTGCTTAATTCAATGCGATTGTAATTAGGTGAAAAAATAAAGCAACTCACAGATTTCTTGCGATACTCATCATCAGTTGTGACTTGTTGATAGTATTTTTTAAGCTGTGATTGTACCTTATCACTGTAAATATCGTGTCGGTCATCAATACCATTGATGCTTGATTTGATTTTATTTTCTATTACAATGGCATTGTTTTTGTCAGAGATTAGCAGGTCAATATTTCTCTTTTCTCTCTCTATGTTGAAATCTGTTTGTATCTTGATAGATAAAACTTCATGCGCAAACTTAGAAAAAGCTTCTCTATTTATATTGAAAAAGTAAGCAAGCATATTGGAAAAAGCGAGTTCATTGTCTTCCTGCTTAATTATTTTAAGGAAATTGAAATGTGGATCTTTTTGTAGCTTTGGCAATTCAGAAATTGCTTGGGTCGTATTAGTATCTTCCCATAGCTCTTTGGCCTCAATTATCTGATTCAAATCAGCAAAGGAATCCGGCTTTTCATTTTCGTTGTAGAACTCTCTTAATGTTTGTTTGCCAAATCCTTTATTTGTACGAATGAAAAAAGTGTTATCTCCACTTACAGATTCATCGTCTGTAATATAAATCTGATTTTTTGGCTTAATAACCTTATCCGCAACAAACGTAGTATAAGCATTTTTTTCTTCTTCAAGGCTACCTTGATATGAATTTTCATTAAATAAATCAACAAGGCTTACTCCACCATAGGTCAGCCCTAATTCAACTTGCCCTTGATATCTCTCTTTTCGCGTAAGTTTACTGTCGGCAAAATCAAGAATTTTAACACCCTCTGCCTTCGCTAGTATTTTATATGTTTTCGAGGCAAATTTCCGTACCAACAAAACGGTTATACAACTTTCTCCATGAGATAATTCTATTGTGCCTTGTGAATTGAGATAAATATAATTTTTTCCATCATCTGCTTTATAAAGGTTAATGATTTCATGCCCTATGTTATCTCCCTCAGATAAATAGCCTCCAACATACATTTTATTTATTATTATTTCACGGCTCGCAGGTTTTGGCTTTGCTGTGATTTGTTGTTTATATTCGGCCGGAACGATTATTTCATCTGACGATAGAAACAAGCGGAATCTTCTAAGATGTGACATATAACCACTTACCAGTGATTTAGCATTTCCTGTCGAGTTCTCAGAAAGAGCTTTTATCAATGCATTCCTTGCCTCATTCTCAAAATCAATAGCTGTTACAGCACTCCAAAATAGCTCTTTACTCCCTTTTCTCCAAAGGTAAAAAGTGTCCACATAAGCAGTATTGATTGTTGCTTTTGAAATGTCCTGGCTATATAGAAATTTTTTATATAATGCACGTAGCTCCTCATACGATAAAGCTTTCATACTGTTTAACTCCAAAATTAAACCTCCTTTACTCGTCTTCATCTTCCTCAGTAACATCAATCCCAAATAACATCTGGAACTTATCGAAATTATACGGATATGAGTTATCACCATCAAATCTTATCGGTTTATGGTCATTGTTATATTCAAATTCTAACTCCCACTGTGTTCCATCAAGTACCATGTATCCGAAGCGTTTAGTAGAATATCGCCTGCGCCACTCACCGATATGCAGATCTTTAAGTGCGGCTATGAAAGTATCCTTTGTAAATGGTTCCTGGCTATCATCATCACATAATAAGAGAGGTTCTTTATCTTCCCATAATTTTGTATAGGCTTTGAATTCATCTGTTAGTTCTACAATATAATTACGGTAGCCACCAAAGTAACCTCCAATGTTAAAGGTTATCTTGCTAATGGATTCCATATTTGCATCAAAATCAACCGCCTTTTCTTCAGATTTTGATAAAGTATAAGTACCACCAGCTTCACCATAGGCTTGTTTGGCTTTTTCCAAGTATTCACGAGTCCAATGAAGGCGAGTATCTTCACTTGGATGCATAACAGTTTTTATGCCACCATGCGGGTTTTCCATTGAATTTTTGAGGCGACCTATTTCTTGCTTAAGCCCCCGAATAGCAGTCATTATCTGTTCTTTAGTTTTTCCTTTAAGATACTCTTCATAGTAACTTTCTGGGCTAATCATCATATTAGACCGCCTCCTTTACTTTAATCATTACCTGTCTTTATTTCATTTCCATCAGGCAAAATAAATGTCTGCTCAAACTTAATATCCAAAACATCAGCTATGGTTTTCAACTCATCCAAGGTTACAGTTTCACGTTTTAATTTCTTATTGAAATTCTGTGGAGTCTGACCAATACGTCTAGCAAGTTCCGCAACACTTATATTCATTTGTTCACATAGTTGCTTAATCATATCTGCCGTAGTCATACAGCACCTCCAATTTACACTAATTAATATTATAAACCATTTGGTTGATGAACACAATAGATTCAACAATATTGTCATGGTTGTATAACCAAAAGAAAACCCACAACTCTACACTAGAGTCATGGGCTATTGGGGTCCGTTTTTCATACTTTAATTTCAATGCCTGATTTAAAGCATATTACAAAGTGGTCATCATACACCGTAACATTTTGGATGATCTTCCTTACAAGCGTATCATCATATAGTAAAGTCCGATATTTGTTGGTGCGTATAAATTCTATCAGTTCGTTGATCCGCTCATTCTCACCACTTAAGGATGCATCTTCCACAAGAAGGGTCTGACGCTTTTCACGCAACTCTTCAATCTCATCTGCAAGGGATTCAAAATCTTTTCCTTTATTAGCAAGGCTGATTAGTTCCTTCTGCTTTTCTTCAAGCAAGGTGTTAATCTCTGAAATCTTATATTCCGTGGTATCACCGATTATCGCATGTATATTCTCTTCCAGTATTCTTATCATGTTGTCCCCACCGGCAAGCAATCTGTTAATGGCAGTCATTACTGCATCATATAATTCAGCTTCTTTTACCGTTCGGTTCTTACACACCTCAGGGCCTTGCTCAATTCTTGTAACGCATCGCCAAACAAATTCTTTTCTACCGTGAATATTCCAATAGACCCGTCTGTATATGTCACCACAATCTCCACAGAAGGTTATGGTACTCAAAGCGTATTTACTACTATAAATTCTTTTATTCTTGTCTGCACCTGTGTAAATATTACTTCTGCGATGAAGCTCTTCCTGAGCCTGTAAAAAAAGTTCCTTTGGTATGATCGCCTCATGGCTATTTTCAACATAATACTGCGGGACATGACCTTCATTCTTGACTCGTTTCTTTGTAAGAAAATCCACTGTGAAAGTCTTCTGCAACAGGGCATCGCCGATGTATTTTTCGTTTAGAAGAATCTTCTTTATGGTTTCTGGTCTCCATCTTGGTTTACCTGCAGCTGTTAAAATGCCGTCTTTCTCTAGATCCCTGCCGATGCCCACTAGGCTCTTGCCCTCAAGGTACTCTCTGTAAATACGTTTAATGATTTCAGCCTCTTCTGGAACAATAATCAAGTTGCCTTCTTCATCTTTTGTGTATCCCATAAATCGATTGTGATTGACCTGCACCTTTCCTTGCTGGTAGCGATATTGAAGTCCAAGTTTAACGTTCTGCGAAAGGCTCTGGCTTTCTTGTTGTGCAAGAGAGGCCATAATGGTAAGTAGCACCTCGCCCTTGGCATCCATTGTGTTGATGTTCTCTTTTTCAAAATACACTGCTATGTTCTTTTCCTTGAGTTGCCTAATATACTTTAAGCAATCCAGCGTGTTGCGGGCAAATCGACTGATGGACTTTGTAATCACTAAATCGATGTTGCCCTCCATACACTCATCGATCATACGGTTGAACTCTTCTCGTTTTTTAGTGTTAGTACCGGAAATGCCGTCATCTGCAAATATGCCTGCAAACTCCCATTCAGTATTTTTCTTTATATATTCCGTATAATGAGCAACCTGTACCTCATAGCTTAAATTCTGCTCTTCAGTTTCTGTAGAAACACGGCAATAAGCAGCAACACGTAGTTTCTTTACTTTTTCTTTTGCGGCTGTACTTCCGACCCTTTTTCGTGCTGGAATTACAGTTATGTTTTTCTCTGCCAATTTAAACCTCGCTTTCTATCAGACTATACAGGTACTCCGCTCGCGCTACTGGATCATCTGGAAGCTTACCTTCTGATTTTCTCACTTTAAATCGCTCTATAGGTGGGGGAGCACTGAAAGCTGCAAGCTCTGCAATCCGCCCTAAGTCCTTCGCACGTTTACTTCTAACTTCTTCAGCCTTATCAAACGTCTCTTTATCAATGATTGCGGGGTATACGTCATTTCCAAGATAGTTGACATTTTTCAAAATATGCCCCATGGATGAATGTGTCTTTTCAATACCAGCCTGCTCACCGGCCACAGCTAGAGAAAGTCCTGAAATGTACTTTTCAAAGAAATCACTTACTTGATCCGCAGCCCTTTCATCAACGGTAACAACTCCGTCCGTAATTGTATATCCGTATGGTACATAGGCCATTTACCTCACCACCCTTTCTTTAAGGGAAAGTCCACATTTCATTTTAAAGGTTAGTTCATCCCTTGAATTTACAATGATGTTTTCTACAAGCTTTTCAAAAGCTTCATCTGTATAATTGCCATCAAAATTATCTGCTGACACATAATCAAGAAGTGCCTTTACCTCGTCTGCCTGAGAAGAGCCACTTGTAAATGACATGACTAGGTTCGTCTTCTCAGCAGTAAAATTTTTCATTTCTTTATCCAGAACATTTCGTTCCTTGTTAAAAAGAGCTGGTTCAAGAAACCCTTTAGTCATAAGACCAATCAGTGTATTGCGTTCTTCGGTTAATTGCTCCATGCGTTTATCTATGGCATCAATTCTTGCAAGATCGCATTCTTCATCAATCTTGTTTATAGAATCATAAAGTGGCTTCAGTATTAGCTTTTTGCTAAATGCGAGCTTATTCATCATGGTTGAGAATGTTGCTTTTATCTCTCCATCACGCAAAAATAACATGGAGCAGCTGTCCTTGTCTTCAATGTGTCCTTTGCAGCTCCAAGCAATATAACTTCTGCCAACAGAGTAGTTTGTTCTTCTCTTGAATTTACTGCCGCACTCTCCACATAGGATTTTGCCACTTAGCACATACCTGTTTTGATAAGCTTTCTTGTTAGCAGTTTTGCTCATAGATTTTGCTCTTTGAGTTATCAGCTTTTGAGCCTTGGAAAATACTTCTCTGCTGATGATCGGTTCATGATGATCCTTGCAGTAAAACTGATCTTTCTCTCCATTGTTTATGTGTCGATTGAAGTTGCTATCCGTGTAGGTCTTTTGGAAAAGCACACCACCTTTGTATTTTTCGTTGCGGAGCATATCAATCACCGTACCCGAACTCCAATGATTGCCCCTTCTTGCAGGGATTTTGTCTCTATTTAGGCCTTTTGCGATAACACTTCCACCTTTCCCTGAAAGGCACTCTGCAAAAATACGTTTGATTATTTCAGCTTCTTCAGGAACAATAACCATCTCACCATTTATGTTTGCATAACCATAAGGTGGACTGCCAATAATGAAACTGCCATTTTGAAATTTTTTACTGATTGACCATGTTGTGTTCTGTGAAATAGACGCGGACTCTTCAGCAGCAAAACCAGATAAAATAGAAAGCATTAATTCACTTTCCATATCACCTGTATTCAGATTTTCTTTCTCGAAATAAATATAAACACCGATATCCATTAGGTGCCTTACCAGTTCTAGGCAATCCGTGGTATTTCGTGCAAAACGACTGATGGATTTGGTGATAATAAAATCAATCCTATTACTTTCACAATCACGAATCATCCGGAGAAGTTCAGGTCGTTTTTCCTTCTTGGTGCCTGATATGCCTTCGTCATAATAAAGCCCGGCAAATTCCCATTCTGGATTGGATTTAATATAGTTTTCATAGTGTTCCCGCTGAGCTTTAAGGCTTACCAGCTGGTCATCACTATCCGTTGAAACCCTTGCATAAGCGGCAACTCGAAGTTTGCTTTTTGATGACTGTGATTTGGGCAGTTCATCTATTTTCGTTATCTTTTTCACTATCTCACCTCACTTTCTGCTATTACATATATCACTCTAAAAGGCAATAATAGCAAGTGATTTAGGACATAATTTCAGCTAGCTTTGGTGAGAATTTCAGTCGGTTTAATGCAGATATTTTGTGTCGTTCATCCTCTGTAATCTTGCCTTCTTTATGGAGCATTCCGATAATGCTTTCTGCTATATAAAAGTCATACTCTCTCTGCAACTGTTCTTCTGTCATCGGCTCCGTTTCACCCTTGATTGGGCTACCATCTTTTACTTCAATAATCTTCATAAAAAAACACCTCCTACCTGGTAGCCACGGCAAGAGGTGAAATCTGATGTTTTAACTAATCTTTCTTATAAAATTCGCATTCATAACCGTCGGCATCAAGGAGCAGCCCCTTTGCCCAAGAAGGAACTCTACTCATCTGCTGGCATACCATTTCTAGTGACATGCTAGGGTCCGTCTCAATAATAACTTCATCATGCACATGAGCCACAATACGGCAAGTGCTTAGTGTCTGCATGGCATGCATCAAAATATCACGAGAGATTGCTTGGACAATGTTTTCTACAAACTTAGGCCCATAGCTTTCAAGTCGATCCCATTTCTTAGTAGCACCGACACCTTCGTAAGTGACCGATTCACCACCGAAGATATTCTCACCAATCTTTGGTTTAACATAGGCAAGCTGCCTACCAGAAGGAAGAACGATAAAGAGCATTCCACTCCTGTAATGAAACTTAATACTTTGTATTTCTTGAGATTTCTTTTCTTTGATGCACTTCTTAGCTGCTCTATCCACATCCCACCAGAATTTTACGATGTATGGATTGGCCTGCCTCCAAGCGTTGACAAGGGGTTTAAGTTCTTCCTTCTCAAGGCCCATATCCAGTGCGCCCATAGCCTTTAAAGCGCCCACTGATCCACCATAACCTAAGGCCAGTTCTGCAATCTTACCTTTCTGTCTTAAATGACCGTTCACACCATGCTTTTCAACTGGGACACCAAACATTTGTGATGCAGATGCACAATAAATATCACCGCCACTTGCGAACACTTCACTTCTCCACTCTTCACCTGCAAGCCATGACAGCACACGAGCCTCAATGGCAGAAAAGTCGGCAACTATAAACTTACAGCCTTTCTTTGGCACAAAAGCGGTTCTAATAAGCTGTGAAAGTGTATCTGGTATGTCTTCATAGAGCATTTCGAGGACTTCAGAATCACCATTTTTTACGATGCCTCGTGCCTCTTTTAAATCCATCATATGGTTTTGCGGCAGGTTCTGTAGCTGCACTATTTTGGAACTGAAGCGTCCTGTTCGATTGGCCCCCAGAAAAGTAAACATACCACGAATCCTGCCATCACTGCAGACTGCATTTTCCATTGCAGAATATTTCTTTACAGATGATTTTGCAAGCTGCTGACGGAGCTTAAGAACATCTGCCAAGTGCTCCGGTGCATCCTTTAATAGCTCTGCCACAGCCTTTTTACCGAGGGTATCTGTTTCCACACCATTTTCAGAGAGCCAGTCCTTCATTTGTTGCACTGAATTAGGGTTATCAAGTTCTGTTACTTTCTGCATCTGATCCATCAGTTTGCTGCGAGACATCTCATCCATAGTAATGGCCTGTTTTACAAAATCCATATCTACCTTAATGCCTCGATCGTTAATTCTCTCACTCAAATGGTATTCATCCCAGATGAAATCTGGCACAGGAAATTTAATCAATTTCTGCTCGATCTCCATCTCAGCTTCGACATCACGAATGTTATAGGATTTGAATCTCTCCCATTTGTCTAGATCGTCAGAGGGTAAATTTCTTGTGCGGTTTCCATTTGTCTTAGTCGGGCTACAAGGACCACAAAAGAAACGAATCAGATCTTTACCTTCCTTCATTTTTTGTTTTCCAAGACCAAGAACTGCACCCACACCCACTAATGATAACGGCAGCCCCATATATGCTGCCCATGTCATTGTGCACCTCCATGATTCAGGAGAAATATACTTGCCCACTGGGTATCCTAGAAAGCGTGAGAAGCATATCCGCTCAAAGGAAGCGTTATGAGCATATTTTATAACTTTATCATCTTCTAATGCAGAAATTATTACTGGTGGTATCTTTTCACCACAGGCTAGATCAATTATTCTAACCTCACTTTCATCTGTGGAATAGGCAAACAAAAGAATTTCAAAATCATCTGCTTGAACATAACGATACACACCACACTTTGCTAAATTGACGCTACTATAAGTTTCAATATCACAATGTAATGTTTTTATTTCAGCCATGCATATCTATCTCCATTCTTTATTTTGCTTATAGCCTGATGACCCACACCATACATCTCTCCAAGCCGAGTGCAGGTAAACCCGCAGAATAATCCGAATCGTATTCCTTCAACATCATCCGTGGTAAGTTTCTTCCATGCCTTGCCTTGGCGATAAACATCATAAACATTTTCAGTCTGCGTATCATATCGAAGGTTCACCAGGCGATTATCTTTTGGATCCCCATTTGCATGAAGCACATACATACCGTCTCTTTCGCCTACAAAAGCAGCCATAACCAAATGATGAACTGCAAAGGTTTGTCTTGGATCATTTAGGACAACCATTAGGTAATTACCTCGATTTCCGGGTCGAAGTATTCTTTCCTTTAATAAATAATCAAACTCGCCATTCTGATTGCTACTATGAATTTCACGTTCAAGACTCTTAATTCTGCCCTCACTGCTTGCCTGGTACTTCCCCTCATATCCGGGTATGTCTTTCCATATTTCATCCATTCAATACACCTCCTAAAAAAGCAGGTGGCAGAGGAAATCCCCCCACCACCGTAAATTGGCCTTTTCTATTAGGCAAGGAAGTCATCTTCTGCAAGAGTTGTAAAATCATCTGCTGCAGAACTCTTTCCACCAAGAGGCTCGCCATCTTTAATCTTTTGAATGTTGCCAAGCCCACAAGCCACACCTTTATTTCCATTGGAATTGAATGCGAAAAAATTCAGAGAAACTCTAGCAAAGCATCCACTGTACACCTCACCACGATCCATGATTGGCTTTACGCTCTTGTCCACAATCTGTGGAGAGGTTTTGCTGTTGGCATTGATAAAATAATGCCCCTTATATGCCTCGTCATCGCGCTCCACATCCCCATCACGCAGAGGAATTTTTATAGCAGCCTTGTTGGGCTTCTTTCCACCAAACTTAGCAATCCCTTCCTCAATAGCAGCATCAATAGCGGCATTTACTGCATTAATGGTTTCTGTATCGTCCTTTGGAATGAGTACGGATACGCTGTATTTTTCAGCACCACCGTTGACAGAAACCGGCTCCCAGCCGTGGAAGTAAGAAAGTCTTGTGTTCACACCTGTAATAACCTTAGTTCTATTCGTATTGTTTTTCATAATGATCAATCCTCCATAATTTCATTAAATTCATTTTTTGCGTTCGTTACGTTCATAGCCACTCTTTTATCTGTTTTAGGAACAAGCGTTGGCTTTCCCGGTGGTTTTACTATGAGGCTTCCTAAGATTTCCTCAAATTTGGTTTTGCCCATCAGTTTCTGCATCTCTGTTAAAGGAATAAGGCTCTTACGGTAAATATCCTTATATCCGCTTACTACAGCTCTTTCCGCTACAGCATCTTCATCTTTGTATTTGCGAACCGAGCGACCTTCCACAACTTTAAAGCCACTCCACTCTTTACCGTGGTTAACTGCTGCATCTGTGGCATAAGCAGTTATTTCATTGGCCCACTTTGTGAGGTCGGGAATAATCATTAGAATTTCCTCAATCTCGCTATCCGTAAGAAGTGGTGGCATCTTAAACTCCTTCTGAGCCAGTTTGAGCTTTTCATCAGACCTAGCGCGACATCTGGTGGATGCTCTGCAGAAAGTACACCACGGACCAGGGATATATTCACCTTCTCCTTGATAGGCTTTTGCTGCCTTAGGTTTTAGTTCTTCTTCTGCCCAGGCTTTAAGTTCTTCTACCGGAACAGTCCAGGTGCTGACGTTTTCTCTTCGCGGCTGAAATATTGTCATTGATACTTCTTTGATGTCGTAGAGACTGTCATAGATTTCAAGAGCCCCTAATGCATACAGTTTCATCTGCGGATTGTTTTCTGCGTCCACAAGGACTCCAATTCCGTATTTGAAATCCACTATGTGAAGCCTGTCATCTGAGATGATTACACAGTCTCCCGTACCAAATCCATCTGGCACATAGCAAGAGAAGTCAAGGCGTTGTTCAATAAGAACGATAGGGTCAGTACAGGACTTTCTTGCAACTTCTACCTGCTCCATGATGAAGGCAACATATTCATCTGTGCATTCTTCCATTTCATCTGAATCATACTCTGACACGGGCCTCTTACTTCTGATGCGGAGTGCCTTTTTCAGTTTGTGTTCTGAGAGTTCATGTGCTGCAGTACCGGCTTTTGCCGCTTCTCCGCTTGTGTTTTCAAACTCAAGTTCAAGCCTTGCAGATGGTAAGCAATTGAGCCATCTGTGGGATGAAGATGCAGATAGTATTGCGTGATTACCCATTACCAAGAACCTCCGCATCTTTCAAGATGTCAGCATAATTAGCCTTATCAACAGCACTTAACTTGTCAGCACCATACTTTTGAATGATGCCCCGCACTTCAGCGGTATAGCCAAGTTGACTCTTTTCGGCAAGAACCATGCGCACTTTTTCAAGTGGGATCTCCGGTTCTTTCGCTGGCTCTGTCTTTGTGGCAGGCACTTCTTCAGGCGCAGCATCGCTTTCGGTCATTGCATTGCAAACCACTTCTATACTGTCTGCAAGGCTTCGCATGTCACTTACCACATCAAGCAGTAACTTTACTTTGCTCAAATTCATTTCCTCCTTTCGTAGTCTCACAGATAGCAAGTTCCTGGACGCTATCTCCCGGAATAAGAATCGTTACACGCTGTTTATCTCCAAGGAGGAAACGTAGAATGCGCTCCCTTACGGTGACATTACGGCAAGTAACGATTCCGCCTGTCTGTGGCATTTTTGAAACACTGATCTTCAGGTTGTGTTTCATGTCCTTCACCTCTTTCTGAAGGGTCATTATTTGTTCCCCTCTATCTGGTAGCCATGAGATGAATGGAAATCTGACGGTTTCGTGAAATAACAAAAAAAAATAATGCCCTCAGAAGTTTTAAACCTCCAAGGGCATAATGCTTAACTAATCGGTTTTGATAAAGGCATCTATAAAGCCTGCAGCTTTTACTCTGGCCAGCATATCATCTGCATTAGATTTTACGCTGTAGGCCCCGACCTGAACCCTGTAAAGCTTCTGAGGCGGGGGAGTGGAAGGTGAAGGGATCGTCAGCAGCTTTTTAACATCAGCCCTGAAAGTATCCATACTCTTACCATGCCTAGAAAACCAGTGACGAGGATCTCCGTGATTGCTGGCGATTTTCTTCTGATAGCCCTCGTAGTGGCCAATGATGTCTTTTTCAGTCAGGTTATAGAGTTTACAAAGATGTGCACAAAGCTCCGTGGCTTCTTTATAAACTGCATTGAAGTAGGATGCATCGGACAGGTTGTCTTCACAGATTTCAAATCCGATATGACTATTGTTTGCCTCGCCTCCTGCATGCCAGCCTCTATGATCCCAAGGCAGTGTCTGATAGGTAGCGATAGTGCCATTCTTTAGCTTTCCAATAAAGGCATGGACACAGACTTGTCTACCGCTGGGTCTATGCTGGTTCCAATGATTGTTGTACTGGTTCTCTCCTAGGATGCCATCATCCGGGCCAACATATCTGCGAAGATAGGGGTTATTAGCCCCAGTACTGTGGACCATAATGCCCTTGGGTTTAATTTTCCTGCCTACTTTATAGCATTCATTTTCTGTAAAGATTAGTTTTTTAAGGTTCATTGTTCTCCTCCTTCAAGATGGCCAGGCATTACTTTGTTCCATCCTTATCGCCACCATCTTTTAACTGTTCAAGAATTTCTTTGAGTTTCTCAGGTACTGGAAGTCCGATTCTTGTTGAGTTTTCTATGATGCTGATTCCTTCATTGGATAGATAAAAGAAGATAACAGCAGTTCTAATGGCACCACCATCTCCGATAATGTTCTGGTCAATAATGTGGGCAATGCCTACCAGAGAGAAGATCACTACTTTCTTGAAAATGCCCCGAGCACCTACATCACTTGAAAGATGCTTTTCTAAAATGGCGCACATCACTCCAAGAATATAGTCAATCACCACAAAGGCGATCAGGGCATATAAAAATCCATCGTAACCTCCTAGAAACCAGCCAAGCCAACCACCAATGGCTGCAAAAGCCATTTGAATAAAAGTCCAAATATCTCTCATGTAATTTCCTCACTTTCATTTTTGTGCATAAAAAAATGCCCTATTTATAAAGCATCAGTTCTTATTCATAAACCCTGCTACTGCTAGTTTTATCTTTTGTTATCTTTCCGATGTAGTCACTAAGTCTTCCTTTTCCAATTCTTCCTCCGCTGTCCACTGTAAAATCAGTGTAGAATCCGTCCTTCCCAAATCTGTGAGTTATTTCAGTTATGAGTCCAAGGTTAGAAGAACCTTTATCACTAACGATTACTGCTTCGTCTCCAAGTATAAGTTGTGGTCTGAATGGCCCAGTGAAACTCTCGATCTTACCAACATACTGAAGGCTATTAGCTATCTGGTTTGCATAGCTTTCTGCATCGGTTAGTGAGGTTCCTTCAGGCACATTTACATACAGAGTTTTATTAGCCTGTAAATTCCAACCGGTATAGGTTTCAACATCCCTGTAGACTTTAAGTGAGAAGTCTTGGTTGTGGACGCATACTCGTCTATAGGCTTCTTGATCATCCCGTACAATGCTTCTTGTAAAAATGTCTTTACCCCTGTAAAAGGTGTAGGTGGTATTTCTTGTAAAGCCAGCATAGTTTGATGAACCTATTACTACCGTTCCATCTACAAGTTCTTTTACCTGCCAACCATCCAGAGCCTTTAGAATCTCCATGATCCCTTCAAGACAGCTCATGTTCGCATCAAATTGATAGCCTGCATAAGTGCTGGTGTTTTCTACAAGCATCTCATCTGAGCTTATGTTCGCCCTAAACAGTATATCCTTCAAAATCTCATGAAGGACCATGTATGAGTATGAGTTCTCCTCATCAAAGCTTTGATCCCCTAGGGCTTTTCCGATTATGTTTCTACCATCCACACTGACAGCTTCAGATAGAAGAGAAAAATTGCTTCGATCCACATAGAATACTCCCATTGGGTAAGGTTCACTATCTCCCAAAACTAGTTCAAATTCCACCTTGCTACCAGGAGAAAGAAGGCTTGATTCTTCTGAAATGGCCACATTACCTTCATACTCAGGATTTTCATTTAAGGGATTATCAAGACTTAAGGTAAAAGAAGCAATAGGGGTATCCATGGAATGCTTAATGGAACCGCTGTTAAGGTATCTTTCCATTTCAAAAGCAAACTCATAGATTAATAGCTTATGGGTATCAGAGGTTCTATAGCTTCCCGCGACACCAAATCCCTGAAGGATTTGAAGTTCCAGCTGCTTGATTGTAACATCAGGACTGATCTTTATAGGAGAGAGCCAGGTGGGAGAGCTATACTCCCCGTTTAATTTTTCTGAAGGTTTTCCGTAAAGTTCCTCACCAGTCAGATAAAAAAGTTGTCCTTCTGTCTTTGGAAACTGGAGAAAGTCAGGGTATTTTCCCTGACCTATAATTCCTGTTGTCGAAAAAACAAGTTCCATCTAATCACCTACTTCATCCTTATCCTCGGAAGAATCAATCTTCAGTTCATGTCTTTCACCGCATTTAATGCAGACCACATAGTCTCTAATGGTCTCATAGTAAAACTCCTGACCACATTCGCATTTTATATTTCCTTTCTTCATCTAGATCCCCTCCCCAAGTACAAGCACAGCCTCAGCATTAAGAAGATAATTGGTACCCTTAGGTATCTCGTTAATATGGTGTCTTTTGATGAGCACAATATCCCCCTCTTGAAGAACTGTCGTGTTGAACTTCATAATTGGAAGCAGGTAGCTTTGCCAATCGAAGAACTCCATGCTTCCATAGCCTTCTGTGATGTAGCAGTTAATTCTCAAATACTTTTGAGTGGTGTTGATATGGATATATCTATAGGTAGTTTCATTGGAGCTATATCCCAATCCGGTAACGTAATTGACCCATGCGTCTTCAGAGTTATCCTTTGTGGCAAAATCATAGTAGCTTCTGGCATAACCTTGCCTTGTCCTAAAGCTGATAACAAAATTAAAGCCTTCCTCAGAATAAAGCTCTACCATCCCACATTGTCTAGTACTACTGATTGTTCCGGTGTGGAAATAATGATTATTGATAACCTCAGTCCATTTTGCATAAGATGTTGGAATTACAAGGACATCAAGAAAACTAAATTCCTCGCTTGAATAATTGAAGTCGCCAAACTCGGTAAAGTAGTGGTCTGTGATCACATTACCATTTACCTTGACTTCTTGAATATCAGTGGTCTTAAAGTTTAGAAACAGCTTGTTGGCTGCGGCTTCTTCAGCTGAAACCACATACTCATAATACATATCTCCGTCAAAGGTCACAGGCAGAGAGCCAACACCTGTCCATATCAGCCTATCTACTGGGATGTCCAGTTTTCTATCCTTGAAGGTCTTACCGAAGTATCTACTGCCTGTAGCCTCGATTCCAAGAACTGCATAATTGCTGAACTGACAATTTAATTTTCTTGTTCTCGCAACAGCATCTGTGGTAACTGTGGCACTCATGCCAACATTGGGCTGGCATAGATATTTGCTGGTTGATATGGCCAAGGTGTTAGAGGGTACACTTCCTGCACCAGCTAGATAGTCTCTTAGAGTTGTATACCATTCACCACCATCTGTAAACTCATCAAACTCAACAAACACTGTGGCATAAATATCTATGATCCTTACCGGTGTCTTTTCTATGGTTAGTTGATTTCCTTCTGCGTCTGTTATCATGGCATGGGTGTTTATACTAGTTGTTGTTTCGCTGATACCAACCTCTGTTAAGATGTTTCCGTTAAACTCAGTGGCTTCAAGCCTTATGGATTTGGTCCATTTAGATACAGGAAATGCCCTGATCAGCTCTACGGTGGAGCAAGGTTTATTGCCCACTCGGTTAAAAAGTGTTGTTCTGGTTGGATCCATGGTTCCACTACCAGTGCCAAACACAATCTGGTCAAAGTAACTACTAAAAGCCACAAGCCTGGTATAGATCCTATCAAGGACCATATTTTCAGCTTGGCCTTTTAATTCCACTTCACCCGTCTCCACATTGGTTACTACAATGTCAAATCTATTGTGAAACTTGGGTTTTATCTCTGTCCTCATGCTCGTTCCTCCTATGGATTTTCAATACTTGAATAGATCAGCTGGGTTGTTATGGTAAGTCCCACTACCCTTATTCTTTCAGAAAGGTCATGTATGTTGTGATAGGTTATTGGTATCAAAATTGTTGTGGTATTTACTCCAACCGTTAACCTTTCCTCGATGCCAGGATTAGGTGAGGAGATGAGATCTGTTGGGTAAAAGCCTACTGTAAAGTCCTCCACAGCCCCGCCATACCCGATGAGGTTTCCAAGCTGACCTTTGTACTGAATGGTTATGTTACCTTCTACCTCATCAAAAGCTTCCTGGTAGTTATCATGCAAGGTAATCAGAAGGGTATTTTCCTCGGTGGGATGGTGTTCGATTTTCTTAATGGCATAGTCTACTTCCTTAAGTTCTCCACCAACAAAGTCTCTTTGAATTCCAGTTACCTTAATAGCCTTTTCATCATGAACGAATGCCTCTATCTCATAGAGGTAAAGGTAGCTTGAATATCTGGTGGTTATGGTCCATCTGTGGTAAAGATAAGCATCAGCATATTGCCAGTAGTATTCCTTCCATCCTGCGGTATCTTCACTTGTTCCAATAAATAGATCCGTCCAGTTGACTCCATCATCACTACCTTGAACCTTGAAATCCTTTGGTCTATAGCTGCTCCCCAAATACCACCTGAAGCCTCCAAGTCTTATGGGTCTTACTGTACTTACCTGAATCCATTGCTCACCTGAAGTCCTTGTATACCACATGGAGGAAGTAGATCCATCAAAGGCATTGGAAGGTGGGTATGAAGCAGAATAGGTACTACTTGCCCCGTAAAAACCTAATAGGTTTACGAACTTTCCAACGATAAAGGGTAGTTTAGGCAGTATCTCAAGGTTTCCCATCACCCTGTCACTAAATTTAACAGCAATCTTCTTTCCTTCACTTTTACTCATTCCACACCTCCTCAACAACAGGTAGAGGTATCTCAATTGGAACCAGATTAACTGGAGTAAATTCAATAGAAAAGTCATCCATCATAAGACCAAGCTGTGTTTTAAGGTTCTTAATGGTGAGTTTAACACGCTCTTTCGCATTGTTCATACCAACCAGAGTCTCCTCAGATACTGAAGCTTGATACTTGTTTCCTCCAAGATGGGTCACACTACCAACAGGAATCACCATTCCAAAGTACATATCCTCCAGAAATAGGTTAACCACCTGTAGTTCATGCATGGGGTAAAGAGTTTCAAACTGTATGGTTCTGCCCCAGTCGCCGTTTCCATCATCAAGGTTCGCAATCCATAAAAACTTATTATAAACATCATGAAAAATGTGTTCTAAACTCGATGAATAAGGGGTGTAAACCCTAATAGTTTCTGCTGGCTCAAACACATCATGATAGGTAATCTTTATGAGTTCTGTCTTTGACTTCTCCAAATAAGGCTTTATGGTTTCTGTTGCTACAGCCATACCTGCCCAGTTTCTTTCTGTAACCATCCAGTGTATGTTTCCTGAAGAATCCTCAATTGTAAAACCCATTCTAAAGTCATTTGTGATAAACATATTTAAAGATATGGCAGTTGCGGCGAATTCCACAAGTTGTCTTTCAGGCTCCCACACATTTGTAAAGTCAACAGTCTGGCAGTAGCTTGAATAATATACCTTCCCATCGGTTTTAATATAGGAAACGATGATCCCCTGGTCCTTGTCCGGGAAGTTCACATTCTTCCAGCCTCTTATGGCTTTGACTTTCGTAACCGAGGAGGAAATCTGTCTTTTTGTCTCATTTAAATCCCAAAGCTGGCTCCATAAGACTCCATCTGAATCCACCCAGAATATAAAGGGCTTCTCATCCGTTGCAAGTCTCCATTTTCTTCTATGAAGCTGCCAGTTTCCATTAAAGGCTATGGCCACGGCGCTTCCTTCTCCAAGTTCAAACTGCTGAACCCACCCAAGCTTAAAGTAGTCAGGATATTTTCTAATTGAGGTTTTAACGATACCACCTTCTATGTGGATTTCGTAAATACTGTCCGGAGATCCATAGGGAACCCTTCTTCTTGCTGCTAGGGATATATCCCCTAAATTATCTGCTGTCCTTATAGTTTCAACGGTCCAGTAGTCTGAATCCATTACGGTTGTCCTAGCCCTGCTTACCCTTATACTCATCTTTGGATCAGCCTTGTTAGCTGGGGTTTGCTGTGTGCTTGTTAGCTTTTCATTCAAGTGGGGGGTGACGCTTCTCAACTCGACACCTCCTCTTTGAGAACCATTTTAACTGTTCCTTCAAAAAGGCTTTTATCTAAATTACCGTGCGCGAAATTAATCCGTTTCCAAGAAATATTCTCATCGATGTAGACTTCATACTTTTTATCAAGAAAAATCATAACCAGTGGAGTGCCAAAGTCAATTAGAAGGTTAATTTTTTCAGCCTGTTTAAAACTTGATACGATAGTGCCTACAGTACTCTTAAGAGGACTACCTATCACCTGAACATGATAACTTCCGTCCAAGAGTCGATTTACTACACGATTCGAAACATATTCAAAGGGGGAGAGGTCCTTAAGAATCCTTGATAGGATTTCTCCGTTAGAAGTTTCAAGTCTAATCATCAGATTCTAGCCTCCCTTCTAAACTGGTCCATAATGATTTCAACCACACCAGTTAGCTCATTCTTTGTATTTATCCCTCTAACCTCTATAACTCCTGTATGTTGAATTATCGAAGTGATCTCTCTATTAGGATTAAAACCTTGAAGCGAGTCATCAATATTGAGTCTAGTATCAAGATTAAAATTAGTAGGTATTGCCCCCTGTATTTCCTTTTCTATGCCGCTCATTGCATGAGTGAAGCCTTCTCCAATACCCTCACTCATGTTAGCACCAATGCCAGCAAATACTTTCGAAGGGGAGTTGATGCCAAGAACCTTCTTAACACCACCAACAATCCCGTTGACCATGTTTTTTACTTTTTCTCCAAGCCAACCGATCATTGACGCAATACCATCCCACAAACCTCTTGCGATATTTTTTCCGACCTCCAATATGGATGGAATTCCTCTGGAAAGTCCGGAAACGATAGACGAGATGATTTGTGGCAATTGAGCAACAATCTGAGGGATGGCGCGGATCAAACCCATTCCAAGTTGAATGGTTAGCTGAACACCCATTTCAATGAGTCTAGGTAGATTGCTGGTAATAAAGCCAATAATACTGTTGATGATTTGGGGTAAGGCTTCAATTAGTGTAGGGAGAGCATTTAAAAGCCCTTGAGCCAATCCACCGATAATCTGAAAAGCTGCATCCAAGACGAGATTCAGATTATTGATTAAGGTTGTTGCGATTAAGATGACAGCTTCAACCATAGAAGGTATAAGCTCAGGTAAAGCCAAACCTAAACCTTCTACAAGGGCAGTAATGAGCTGAACAGCCGCATCGATTAAAAGCGGCAAATTCTCAATGAGTGCTCCAACAATTGTCATAACCGCATCTACAGCTGCTGGAATCAGTTCTGGAAGTAGGCTCAGTAAGGTTTCCAGAACCTGGCTGAATAAATCCGTTACTGTACTAAGAAGAACTGGCAGAAGGTCTCCAATGGCCATAAGGATCGCATCCATAGCTGTTGGTAGTGCTGTTACCACATTCTCCAGGATCGGAACAATATTGATGACGACTGCCTGAAAAGCATCTACAAGATTTTGGGTTAGGTTTGTCATATCCGCATCTGCATTTCCTAGACCTGCCGTAAATGAACCTAGAGCAGCTTGTAAAAGACCTATGGACCCTGTGACGGTTTGGGTGGACTCTCTGGCAAAGTTCCCAGCATATTGCTCCGTATTTTCAAAGAACATCTGCATGGCCACTTCAGCTTTTTCTGCATTTGTTGCCGATGCCCAGGTGAAATCTAATCCTTTGGCAAGAGCGTAGGCTTCGATATTTGTAGCGTTCATGGCAACACCCAGGTTATCCATCATGGTGAAGTTACCTTTGGCCGCACCGGCAACAGAATCAAGGGCTACCTGCATATCGATGCCCATAACTGATGCCATGTCTGCAGCTCGCTGCATGGCCTTTTCTGTCAGTTCTAGACTCTTTTGCTGTTCAACACCAGAACCTTGAAAAAGCGCTCCCATCTTATTGGCTGTGGCCAAATATTGACTCTGGGATACACCTAGATTTTTGTAGGCTTCTTCACCAGTTTTTTGAATAGATGAAGCATATTTTCCAAATACAGCTTCGGAACCACCAAGGTTTTGCTCCAGTTCCCCAAACTGCTGAACAATTTCCTTCCCCAGCTTTATGGTTGCAGCACCTGCAGCAAGTGCCACAGAACCCATAGCGACACCAATCCCTTTAAGAACCCCTCCAAACTTCTCAAACTTCCCACCAGCGCCTTCTGCGGACTTACCGGATTCATCTAACTGCTCTCCCAGGTTTTCTGCTTCTTCTGCTGAATCTTCCAGTTCCTTTTCCATTTTATTCAGATCTGCATTAGCATTATTTAACTGAATCTGCCAGGCTTTTGTTCGCTTATCATTTTCCCCGAAGGACTCTGCTGCATTCTTTAAGGCAGATTCAAGTGTCTTAACCTTGTCTTTTTGAGCATCAATTTCTTTGTTTAAGACTTCATTTCTTGCTGTTACTGCTTGGAGTGATTTGTCTTGTTTATCAAATTGTGATGTCACAAGGTTCATTTCTGAGCCTAGCACTTTGAAGTTTTGGTTTATTTCTCGGAGTGCATTTTTAAATTCCTTTTCGCCCTCGACGCCAATCTTCAGTCCAAAGTCCGAATATCCCATATGTGTAGTTATCCTCCTTTCTCCCGTATTCATAGAAA